ACCGCCAATTATCCTACAACGATATAATATAAGTATAATTTATTTTTAAAATATAGCAAGTTTCTATATGTTGTGGTATAATTCAAAAGAGAGCACAACATATAGTGTTGTGATGAGAGCGAAAAAAAAAGAAGAATCGGCCTAGCCTCGGCTGATTCTTTCTTTTTTATTTATTGAATTAAATTATTTATCCCAACTATTGACAAAATCCTCCAATGCGTGTTTGAACGCCTGGAAATCTTGCGGTCTGATTCTGATTATTTCTTTTATTAAAACCTCGACTTTTTCCTCGTTTATGAGTGATATTTCCGATTTATTTGTCGGCTTGTCAGTAATATCAACCACTTTTTTTTGTCCCTTGTTATTCGGCATATAAAATGACTTAAATCTATATTTGCGTAAGTATCATATAATGTTTTTGTCCATAATCTTGATATCAAACGAGTTTGAGAACCGACTTTATTCCACCTTATGCCCTCGTTATCGTTAAATGAGCGTTGTTTCTTTATTACTCTTATGATTTGAATTAATGGCTTTATTCGGTCGTTTTTGGGAAATCTAAACAAACTTTGACAATTATACTGAACATGAATATTTGAGCGAATTCTGACATCTATATGGCCAAAATCTTGCGTTGTGGTGATTATATCTATAAAATGATGCCTCGACGAGGCTATTTTTTCGGCAAAACTAACTGGCAAGTCAGCCCAATTTCTGGCGTCAAACAATTTTTGCCCCTCGTCAATACCAATAACCCCATGCTTTAAATTATATGTTTCGCTTAAAGTGTGCCACCTGACAACACCCTCGTTGTTATTCGGAAAATTTAAAGACAGATTCGGATATATTATTTCTCCTTGTTTTCTCGCCTTTAATAAAAGTCTTGACATGAGCCAAGTTTTCCCTGAACCAGTCAAGCCTGTTATTACTGTCATCATAAATTTTATAGTTTCATTTCTCCCGAACCTCTAAAGAAATTAAAAATCATTATAACTAGACGAGCGACAACCCAAAGGCTAAAAAATCCAAATAAATATTTTATTGCTTGAAGTAAAGTATCAATAGGAAAAAAGATATTTAATTTCATTAGCGTTTCGCAAACATAAGTCAAACCATTTAAAACGCTATCAGGCCACAAAGTAAAGTCGCCCGATATAAATTTTAGAATCGAACCAATAGTATTTATTACAAATGAGAAAATTGTCAGAACAATGTCTAAAATCATACTTTCATATAAATGACATAAATAATTAAAACTAAAACTATTATATTTATAATAAAAGATAAAAAAGAAAATATTTTAGATATAATGCTTAAAATCATATCTTAAGAATTATTAAATAAACTATAAAGGCACAAACTAACCAAATTAAAAACCCGACTGTCAGTCTAAAGACACTTACATTTTCCGAACCAATAGCATTAGACATTGAACTTGACGACACAACAGGCAAGATTATAAATTTATCCGAACTTGTGCTATTTCTATCTATAAATGGGATACCAATAGTGCTAGTCGAACTTGTCGCTGTATTATCAATGGCGGTGTCTATACTATCGGCTAAATCAAAATAAAGATTAAACGGAAATGCTGACTTAAATACTAAATAAGAGTTATTCAAAGTCCTTAATGTCTGACAGTCAGGAACAAAAAAGAATTGCCCTGTATCACATGTCGCCCCTTTAACAGCACACCACATCTGATTCATAAGTTTTTCTAAATTCATACCAGCACAAAGAGTGTCCGAGGAACAGTCAAAACTAAATTGCTGACAAGGAACTACATCATTAAAGGATTGCCAGTTTATTACTTGAGCGACAGCGTTCGCCTCTATAACCTCGGGAGGAAATGAACCAGGCGTTATATATGTCGGTGTTATTTTATATGTTTCCCTTGTTGTTGTCGCGATTCCCAATTCGTCGGCTCTATTTTTTAAAAGAAATATACTAGAACCAAAAGTGTCCGTTGTCGAGGCAAAATCAATACCCTTGCCCAAAATAAAACTTTCCGAACTTGTCGCCGAACCGTCGGCATTAGTAAAATACCATGGCTCTGTCGTTGAGCAACCAACATCAAGACATCTGGCAATATGAATATAGGCAATATCACCCCACCCGTCTTGAGTTATATAAGTCGTATTATAAGTATAATAAAAAACTGATACCGTATCGGGAACTAAAGGCATGTCGACAACATCAGTATTAAGTTTGATTATATTGTTATATCTGCTAATAATCGGACAGTCTATAACACAACTTAAAGGCGTTTCGTCGCCATTACACACATTATCCCCACAAACCTGACAGTCCTCCTGGCATGTTTCGACTGTTTCATTATTATTACATATTGTATCACCGCAATAGGCTGGATTATATTCGGTATAAAAAGTAATATTAGTATTCACATTTTCCCCCCACCTTGCCGAGCTCAAATCACTCCACCACAAGCCACGATTTCCTGCCCCACTTCCAGCGTATCCATAACCGCAATTAGGCGATACTTGAACCCAAAAATCTGTGCCCGTTGCTAATTCTAAATTGTCAAAAGTAAATTCGTGATTTTCATACGAGCTTGTACAAGTCATGCTATTGCTTGAACTCGCGACAAGTTCGTTATTATTATCATAAATATAGGCTTTAACATTGTAATTGGGTGAGCCTTGACCTGTTTTTGTATTCCATAACATCAACCTTGATAAATTCGTGCTTGTGCCTGTATTAAAATTTTGTTTCATGCCGTCATTAAAATAACCGCCTTCCCACATGTCTGAACCGCTGACATTGTCCATTGTCATTTCAACAGCTTGACCCTTACTGACACCCAAAGACACCCCAAACAAAAGGAGTAAAAAAAACAAACTTATTTTAAAACATTTAGTCATTTGTATATTTTATAAAAAGTCCCGTAAATTTTTATAGGTATATTTCTTTTAATTAAAAACTTTAAAAATCTTTCATTGACGCTTCCTATATGAGTTTTAAACATTAAAACCGTTTTCATTTTTTCTTTTTTAATGTTTTATAAATCGTTTTAGGAAATTTTATTTTGTAAAACACTTTTTCCGCTTTCGACGGATTAGTCAAATTTTTTGACATAAATTTTTTTTTTATTTATAGGTAAATTGTAAAAAAATATAGTGTTAAGGAAATACGAAAAAAGTCGACCGCTTATATAAATTAGAGCGAACATCAAGAAAACTAAATGAATAAATCCCAAAAATTGAACTGTAAAATCGTCAATATAAGTTAAATAATACATAATCAAATTAATAAAGGCCTGGCGAGGTGAACGCCAGGCCTATTATTTTTAACGGTGTCCGACGCCAATAAGTCTTTTGCCCCAAATGGCAAGCGAAATAATAACGCCAAAAACCAAAATATATGGCCAATAAGTGGTAAAAATAACTGTCGCTAAATCTACAACTGTATTGACGATAACACCCCCAAGTGTGGAAAGTGTGGTTGTTGCTGATGGCATAATAAATTTTTTTTATAAATTACAAGAGAGCGTCGACTTTTAAAAATTTAATTTTTTCCTATTGATGTTAAAAAATCTATACACAATATAAGAAAAATTATAAAAAGCGGAACAGCTAACAGAAAAAAAATAGCTTGGTCTAGTTCCATATTATTTTTTTATTAAAAGATTACAAACTAACTTTGACAAAAAAATTGTCAATAACAAAGTCGAAAAAACTAAAAAATAATCGAAAAAAGGAATATAATAATAGCCGTCAGTTTCAAAAATCCCGTCGTCGTCGGTTGTTGTTGTATGGTAATAAATATAATCGATTTGTTGGTTCATATTTTTTCGAATCGGCTTGTCCCGTTGAGCCTTTCAAGCCGATTATAACACTTTTTTTAAAAAAAAGCCAATTTTTACATTGGCCTTTGTTTTTCAATTAAATTTTTTCCGAATTTTTTCATTTCCTCGAGCATTTTAAACTTTACAAGAATATCCTCCATGTCTGAAGCCCTTTTATTTTCAATGAATTTAAACTGATAATAGAAATCAAAAGCGAATTTTAATAGCCACCCCGATACTATACCGATTATAAATCCTATTAAGATTAACATAGTATTGACTAAATTAATAAATTATATTCATTTTAGCTGTTTCCCAAAAGAGGCCTACACCCGCTATGTTTCAAGCGTGTGGTCGGCCAACTTTCAGGGAGTTTTCACTTTAGGTGTCTATTTTGAGGCGACACACCCCTCCCGTTTGCTGGTTGGCGGAACTTACGAGCCGAACCTTTCGACCCCGTCTGACCGAGTAGCCTCTATGAGCCGTCAGACCTGTTTTATATCGCAACCGCCAATTATCCTACAACGATATAATATAAGTATAATTTATTTTTAAAATATAGCAAGTTTCTATATGTTGTGGTATAATTCAAAAGAGAGCACAACATATAGTGTTGTGATGAGAGCGAAAAAA